CCTTCACCATCCAGAACTTGTATTCCATCGCATTGCCCTCTAACTATGTGCTCAAGCGGACTGCGGCCCGCCGGTGCCGGTTTCCTGATCGTTCGCGCCGCCGCAGCCGCTTAGCACGGCGTTATGCGTCAAATCAGCCTCGCCTTCTCAAGCTGCGCCTTTACCAGCGTTACCGCCCATTTTTTTTGGGCATTCCCAGCAATCGAGATATGGCGTTTCGCGGCGTCAACAGTGCCTATGAAACGGCGCTTCTCTGCTTTCAGTACCTCGTTTTCCGCCCGCAGTCTCGCTATCAGCGCCTTTGCTCGACAGAGGTCTTCCTCAGCAGTATCGGCGCGGCGTTTGGCGTCTTCTGCCGCCTTCTCGTATCGCGCCACCTGCGAGAACAACCCGCTCAGGTATGCGCGTTCCACGCTCACCGTCTCGGCTGCCTCATCCGTAAACCGCTGCCGAATAACCCTGTCACCTCTCTGTCTCGCTCCTGCACCCATTGTCTTATCTCCTGTTTAGTGTTGCGCAACGCATAACACTGCGCGTCAGTCGGACGCTCGTACCTCGCGCCGCTGCGCTTGGCCGTTAGGTTGCTTCCGGCACGTCGCATAGAGCGGTGAATGCCGCCACTTGGTCTTCCGTCAGTGGGCCGAAATAGTCGGGCCCAAAGCAGTCATCCATCCTTAGGAACTTCTCACCGCTAGGGCGGAGAACTAGGGAAAGACCGCCGTAGGTGTTACAAAACGGGGATTCTTGAATTATCTTTTCCACGCATCACCTCATTTGATTGACGCAACCTAACAAGGCGCTCAAGCCGAACCCGCTTCGCGGGTCGGCTTAGCTTCGGTGTTAGACACGAGCCAAAAATCCTTTGCGATTCACGATGTATGAATCAACATCCTCGCCGCGAATCCGGAAGGTGTACCCGCATCGCCAATCGAGGCGAAGGGTTCTAATCCATACCTCAATCTCGTCCTTGTTCCGAAACCCTTTATCGAACCGAGTTCGCGGGCCATGTTGTAGGAACCAGCGGCACCTGTTCTGTTCTGGGATTTTTTCGTACACATTCATGCGTGTTCTCGGTTTCGTGTCTAACAATTCATTCAAGCCGACGCCGCTTCACGGCGCGGCTTAATTCAGGCGTTATACGGCTAGCCGGCATTGCCGCTGCTCGTTCTCGATGCGCTCGCACGCAATGTCGAAGTACTTGCGCTCGCGTTCAATGCCGACGAATGACTTGCCCATAGCAACTGCTGCAACTCCGGTCGTTCCCGTTCCCATGAATGGATCGCACACCGTCTGCGCTTTGGGGTGCATGTCCAGGCACCATTTCATGAGCCGCACCGGCTTTTGCGTCGGGTGTTCCTTGCCGTCCTGTAGCGCCTCGCCACGGGAAAGTGTCAGGACTCGGGCGGCGGCTCGCTTGCTGCTCCACGCAAACTCGCAATCGGCAAGTGAGAAGTTCCGCTGGCCCTTGTCCCAGACAAGCCATTGCATCGTCGGCGGCAGCGCGTCGGTGAAGTAATTGCCGCCCCATACAATCGTGTGCTTCGCCTTTTCCAGAAACAGGCCAAACAGCCATAGCGGGGGGCGTTCCTTGTCCCAGCCTTCCGCGCCGTAATCCACCCAGCCGTCCTTCTGGCTGTTTCGCGTTCGGTCGGCTCCAATCCCATACGGCGGATCGGTCAGGATCAAGTCGCACGCGGGGAGCAACGGCAACACTTCCCGGCAATCTCCGTGCCAGAGTTCCGCATTCCCGATTGTCACTTTCTCTGCCATGTTTCCTCTCAATCGCCGTATAACAATTCGGTGCAGCCGAAACCGCTTCGCGGTTCGGCTGACCTCAATCGTTGGGCGGCTGGTTCAGCACCGACTGCACTTGCTCTCGGATCGACTGCGGCAGCGCGAAGTCCACCGCTCCTGAGAGCTTCAGGTTATCGAGCGCTCGCGAGACGTCCCAGTCGCGCACGGCTTGCAGGGCGGCGCGTAGCTGTCCGTTCTCCCTTCGGAGTTTCTCCCACGCATTTATCGTTCCGCATTTCGGCTCGCATCCTTTCTGGCGCGGCTCATTCCACAGCGGGCAGTAGTCAGGGCGCATCGTCGGCTTCCATCAGGTTCGCGTCCGTTTCTGCCAACGCCGCAATGGTGTCAATGGCCTTACGTAGCGCGGCCCACTGCTCAACGAAAAACGCGATGCTCTGGTCAGAACGGGTGATGCCTTGCAGCACAATCAGGCCGGGCGATTCGCGTGACAGCTTCACCTCGATCATTCGCGGGTCGCCTTCATCTTCCTCCGTGATTTCAGTGCTCACCACCATGGCAGAAACCGTGATCTTCGAGTTCGGCCAGCGCGGCTTTACAGCCTTCGCTTCGGCAACTTTTCTGCATTCTTCGATCGCGTACTGCTCAGCGCACGGACTCGGCGGGTTGTCGTCAGGGTGGCACGTGCAGGGTCGCCGCCCAACTATGCGTTCAACCGGACCGCGCGGACATTCTTCGCTCATACATCCTCCTTCGGCGCGCGGCCGGTTAACGCGGCGTTATACGCAGCCAGCATCAACTCTCTTGCTCGCTCATGTGTTTCTGGATTTTCAGCGCCTTCGACCAACTCCAGCGAATAGTGCATCCCTCAGTGGTCGCAGTGGATGTGGTCGCATCCGGTCGTTCCGCATGCTTTTTCGCCTTCTCCGCACCAGCGAGCTTCTTTGCCACAGCATTTGCAAATCAGTTGCTCCATTTCAGTCCTCTCGTATAACTGTGCCTTCAACTCGGACGGCTTCGCCGCCGGTTAAGGCGGCGTTAGCTGGCAATGACCTCAAAGCCATCGTTGTAGGCAAGCACATCACCCAAGTAGTAGTCCGGACCATCCGTCGGGCTTGAGCCATCGCAGTAGAAATAGCCACTGCTGTACGTTGCCGCCGTCGCTCGCTTATGCAACGGATTCGCATCGTTTGGGAACAACATCACTCGGTCGCCGTCTTGTAGGTTGTCAAAATCAGTTCGCATTTCGGTTCTCCATGCTGGCACGCAGCCAGCTAACAATTCATTCAAGCCGACGCCGCTTCACGGCGCGGCTTAACTCAGGTGTTCGACATCAAAGTTGTCTCCTCGCCGTCTCGTTCATGGCATCTCTTGTTGCTTGCATCATTTCATCGTGTCCTTTTCTGCGCCCTTGCGCGTACACGTCATTAAGTACTTGATTTAGTTGCAGTGCCTTGGCGAGGCACGGCAGCCACAATTCATAGGTGGATTTTTCAACGGCGAATATGGCGAGTCCTCTTTCAGTTTCCGTTGCGCCCTTCCACGTAAAATTTATCTTCGTGCCGTTCATGCGGCCTCCTGGTAGGGGCAGAGTGGCGTGTTGTGCTTGTGCCACTCCGCATGATGTTTCGTGCAAAGCCACCGGACTTCCAGCGGCTTTGAGTATCAGAACGGTATGGAATCCGAGTCGAAATCATCCGCAGGCGCATCCGTCGCGCGCTGCGGCCTCTGCGGACTTGGCGCGGTCTGCCTCGGCGTCCCGTTGCCGGTCAGCTTGACCTCGCGCACGTCCAGCGTGATGTACGTCTTGCCGTCATGCTCGCGCGTGCCGATATCGCCTTCAACGACAACCTGCGCTCCCTTGACCAGGTACTGCGCCAGCTTTTCGCCGCGCTCGCCCCACAGGCTGCAGTCGAGCCATATGGTCTGCTTACGGTCGCCCCAGCCGTTGTCAAACGCCGCCGAAAATCCAGTGACGGCCTTCCCCGCGTTTGTGTAGCGGGTCACCGCATCTTTGCCGATGCGGACAAGTTCCTTGAAATTGCTCATGCTGCCTCCTCCTCCATTTTTGCCGCGCGCGAAACGAGCGCGATTATCGCGTCGCAGATTGCGGGCCAGTCGTTATTGTCGTAGAGCTTCGCGGCGCCGCTGGTGCCAACGCTGCGGAAGCCGAGCTGCGCGAGCCCGTCCGCCGAGATCGACAGCGGCGCGATGCGCGCATTGATCTCGCCGAGCTTGATCCAGCGTCCGGGGCCGGTCGGTCCCGGCTCGGTGATTGCGTCGAATACTTCATCGGCGATGGAGCCCGCGACATCTTGATTGGAAGTCAGGTGCTCTACCGGCTGAGCTACGCCCGCTTGTTCTCGTTTCTGTTCAGCGCGGGCTCGCTCGGCCTCCGCCTTCCGCGCAGCCTCGTCGATCCGGTCGCGAATCACGCTGCGCAGCGCATCGGGCGGCAACGTCGCGGCGAGCGAAACACGATCGGGCAGCAGGTGATCGTGTTCGCGGTGTTCGTCTAGAACGGCGATGCACGCACGGATCGCGTCTGCGCGCTGGCTCGCGTCGATTTTCGCGCGTGCGACTGCGGTGTCGATTGCGTCGCGGATGCTGGACAGCGTGCGCAGGCCCTTGATGCTCGCGCCGATGTCGGACGAGAGCGCTGCGGGGACGCCGAGCGCGTGTTCGCCTAGTGTGGCGTTGATCGTCGCGTAGTGCGATCGGACGGCATCCACGCCATCGCGCACCAGCGCGAGTTTGCGAGCCTCTTTCTCGGCCTTCACTGCTTTGTCGAGCGCGAGTCGCGCAGATCGGATCGTCTCGGCGACCGTTCTGGCGGTGCGCAGCACGGCATCGACGTCGGACATCTGCGCGAGCGCGGATTCCGTCGCCGCTTTGATCCGCGACTCTGCCTCGGCGCACGCCTTGACCGCGCCTTCTGCATCGGCAAAATCCTGATCCGTCTGCAACTCCGCAGGCTTCGGCAGCCGCGAGATGAACGCTTCTGCGCCTGCGCGGAATGCGTCGAGATTCGACGCGATGACGCGGCCTTCCACGCGCAGCGAGAGCGTGCCGAACCCTTCGACTACGGTGGCCACGGGCGCGGCCTGCGATTCTTCCGGAATGTATGCGGCCACGTCGGCGTCGAATTGATTCCAGCCTGCGATCAGCTTAGGAATGTCGGCCTCGACCTGCTCGCGATCGATCCACATCTGCGACGTGTTCGCTTCCGTGCCGTCGCCGCACAGGTACAGGCATCGCGAGGCAGTCGTGCAAACGGCGAATTGCTGGACGATCTGCCAGTAGTCAGCATGCGGGATGATGTCGTCTGCAATATCCGCGCGCTTCGCTGCGTTGTGCTGCTTGGCCTCGAAGATGATCGTCTCGTCCAGCGTCACGCCGTCGAAACTGGCCCCGAGATAGCCGTCGTCGCTGGTGCCCGTCACTGGGTACAGGTCGTCACCGATGATCGATTCCGCCAGCGCGCGCAGCGCCGGTTCGACTTCATGCCCCTTGTCGAAACGCGCCTGCGTCGCCGCGTCCACTTCGGGAACGATTCCGGTCGCGTACCGCTTCACCAGTTCCGCACGGGTGACGTACGGCGACGCCCCCATCATGGCCGGCGCGTCGCTGGCGTTGCGCGTCGTTCTCCGGTGGGCGAGCCACGCATCGGATCCCTGTGGCGCGTTCGGAACGATCTTCATGCCTCGCCCTCCACAACCTCGGAGAATTCGCCGTCAATCGGCTCAGCGGGCTGTTCGCACGCACGGATAGCCGCCACCTGCGCGTCAGTCAGGAGCCCCTTCGTTGCGACAGTCGCGATGATGTCGTCCGCGCTTTTGCGTCCCGACTCGATCAGGTCGCGCCACTTCGGCAGGTTCGACGAAAAAGCGGCGTCCGGGTAATCGGGCAGTTCGGCGCGATGCGGAGGCGACACTACCTGCGCAGTCGCATCGACGATCCGCTCTGCCTCGTCCTGTTCGTAGATGCCGACGAAGCCGAACGCCAGACGCGCGCACTGGATCATCGCCTTGTGCCGCAGCATCCGGCGCGGGTGCGACTTCCACGGCCCAACACCGTCACGCTTGCACTCGGACATGTACTCCGTGACGCGCACCGGATGCGCGCGATCTTTCCGGTAGATCACGCACGTACATGCCTCGTCCGTCTGCTCAAAATCCATGCCATCGAACTGCGGATGCGAATTGATGATCCGCGACCATCCATCCACGCCGACCACCGGCACGATGCCGTTGTTGCGGTCGGGGAATGCGTAGACCTCCTTCGTCCACGGATTCAATCCGTACTGATTCGCGACAACCAGAAGCGCCGTCATCTGCGCGTCGGAAACCTGTCCCTTGAACGCGGTCGCTTTCAACACTGAAACCAGTTCGGCGGGATCAGCCGCGATCGCCAGCTGCTTCGCCAGCGCGGACGTTTGTGAAACAACCAAGCTGCTCATGCCGCTACTCCTTGTTGTCGTGTTTCTGTGCGCTCCCATGCTTCGACCGCTTCGTTGAGCGACGAGAAGGGCGCGGTGCGAGTGCCGCACGGGCAGCACTCCAGGTAATGCTTGTCGCCGCCGAGGCGGTGAACGTGCTTCGGTTGACCGCCGCAGCCGGGGCAGGGCGCGAGCGTTCCGGGGAATCGCTGGATGCGCTCCATCACGCGGGCTCCTGCGTCGCCATGCGGCGGGCCTCGGCGCTTGCCCTCGCGATCGACATGGCCGGGCTGACGCCGCGCGCATAGTCAGCTCGCGCCTTTCGCATCACGGCCTCGCACTGGATCGGCGACAGCCCGAGCGCCTTGGCGGCGAGGTACGCGCCGACGCCTACGCCACGGGCCTTCGCCGCGCGCGTGACATGGATCGGGATGATGTTGGTCATACAAGCTCCCATGCGCGCGCCACGTAGAGCGCGCAAACGATGACGGAACCGATGGTGATGGCGGGCCACGAATCGGCCCATTCGCACGGGCGGCTCATGTCGCCACCCGCTGCGCAGAACCGCGATGGGCCGAGCGCCGGAAAAGGAGCGCAGTACGAAGCTCCCGCAACGCATACGCGCGGCGGCGGGCATTAGCGATCCGCAGCCCTTCGGCGTCGTCGCCCCACGTGTACAGCGCGCTGTTGTGCTGCCACTGCTGCCGCAGTTCGCTGGTCATAGGCCGCTCGTCGCGCGGGCCGAGGAACCGGATGCACTCCGGATTCAGCCGGCTGGCGAGCGCGATGGCCTCGTTTCGCGTCGGATTCACATGTCCGCGCGCAAACGGATTGCGACCCGAGCGTGTCATCGTGTTGTCGTAGCTGAAACCCGGATCGGCGGCGCTGATGCGGTACAGGCGGCGGGCAGCCAGCCACTGCGAGCGGGCGTTCATGCCGCGCCTCCGGCCGCATACGCGGCAAGGGCGGCGTCGAACTCGGCAAGCGCGGACTCCATCTTGTCGATCGCCGCCATGCGTGCGGCGTTCGCCTCGTCGGACGCCGACGCATACCGATCCAGCGCCGCAAGGGCGCGGTCGCAAGGGTCCGTGTTCTCGTTCGGATTAGGGTTCGGGTTCGGGTTCGTCGCGTTCGGGTTCACTGTTCCGTCTCCGTCGCCCTGCGCCGGGTGGCGCTGTGGTGGGGCGATGGGGAGAGTTTACCCGAATGAACCCAAGAGTCAACTGCTATGAACGACAAAGTTCAGAAAGATGCACTAACGTTCAGTGTTCGTTCATGTAGCGGCATGCGAAGGTGGCTTGTTCGTCAAAAGCTCGACTATCCTTGAAGTACGATCCGAGATGGCGGAAGCCGGTCCCGGTCGATGAGCACGATGGGTTTGCTATACACGGGAGGGGAGCATGGATTGGAAGCTGGGAAGATTGACGGTCAAAAGTGCAACACGAGCGCTGTTTCTCGCGGCCATGGGGGTAGCTGTATGCGGATGCGCTACGGTAGGGCCGACTGAGCGAGGGGAGCCGCTTGAACTGGTCCCCACTGACGACTTCACGATGCGCTTGCCGCCATTCGTCATGATCGAGATTCTTCGTACACAGCGCGTCAGCGTCATCGGGACGACGGTTCGGCGCGGGCAGTCCTATCGCGTCGTCTCCCTGCCGCATCCTGCTGCTTCAGGGCTAAGGTTCTTCGTGAACGATGACGGATCGTTCGAGGGTTCCGCGATAAACGTGATGGGAAGCCGGATGGGGTTTTCGTACAAGCCCGCGCCTGCTGATGTTCGTCTCGTACCCGTGAGCGAAGCGCCGGAACCTGCACGGCCAGCCGCGATCAACGCGGATCATGCAGCGGCGCGGAACTCGCTTGACGTGTACCTGGCGCATTCGTTGAAAGACCCGACGAGCGTAATGCAATACGCATCCAGCGATGTCACCGAGTGCAGGAATGTCGCCAACATGCCTCGCACGATGCGCGACAACTGGTGCATCTGTTACCGCTTGAACGCAAAGAACTCGTGGGGCGCATACGGCGGCGTTAAGTATGCGGCGGCGTCACTCGTTGGCAAGCCGCCCATCTACCACGTCGTGGCAGTCCCGGATGAGCTGTTCTTCGGATCGGCATCCGGGTGCACGAACATGACGCCGCGCGACGCGGCACTTATCAAGGATAACGTGGATTGATGTGCGGAGCGCGCAGAAGGTAGGGCGGTAGTCGATGCATGCTACCGAGGAACTAGCCTTGAAAAAAAGCCCCGCTAAGCGGGTCTTTTTCTTATTGCCTCAAAGTCCATTGTCGTAGGACAATTTCTCGTAAACAATTATGCATGGCGAAATGCCGGCAGCCATTGCCATTTCGTTTCTCCTGCGATCCTCGAACTTGACTCTGTTGGAGTTCTTCCTGTCATCCCATGAGTAGGACGGCTCTCGCATGCTTATAGACCTGTTTTGACCGTCTCCATATTTATCTCGCAGGCCATCAAGTATCCCATCGCAAGAAAATTCACTGGAGGCGCTCAACACTACCCTGATCAATCCATCGTCGTTAAACACCAGCCGTGAGTAGAAATGGAAATCTCCGGCTCTGTATTCCCCTTCATACACAACTGTTTGCGACGTTTCATCTTTGGTGAGCTTGCCCTTATAGACATGGATCACCTCTTTTGGAGACATGCCCCATTTGGTGTTTGCCCAACCGGCACAGGCTTTCAATGGCGATAAAACCGTCGCGGAGAACAGGACGAAAATTGGTAACACTCTTCCAGTAGTCATTTCATATCCCCCTGATCTGTATTGTTTGCAAGCAGAACTACAATCCGCCACTCCCGCTTTTGTCAATGACACGACCGATGATCTTGCATTCGTCGGCATCTTCTCCATCATATAGTTCATCCGGGAACCTGTCCTTGTCCGGGTTATCGCTTACGACACGGATTCCGGTTGGCGTCCGATACATCCTCTTGACGCGCCCGTGGCGGTCCGATCCGTAGACCAGCGCATACACGCGGCCATCTATCAAGCGCGTGTCGGCCAGGTTGATTACTACATAGTCTCCGTCATACAGCGTCGGCTCCATGGAATCACCATCCACGCGAACGCGCTTTACATGTTCGGGTCGCGCGCCGATCCGCTGAAACCATCGCTGCCGGTAGACAATCGGTGAGTGCGCCTCGATGAGCGTGGGCACGATGCGCCCATCTCCCGCCGATAGTTCGAACGCTAGCGTCTCAATCTGGTGCTCGTCGTCTCGGTCCGGTGGAGCGTCGTCGGGCAACGATCGGACGGGCAGATATCCGAGCGATTGCTCGCTCACGCCTTGATAGCTCCCGCTAACGTATGAATCCTTAAGATTCAACGCCTTGCGTATCTTCTCTATCGTCGAATGCGTGATTGATTCCTCGCTCGTCTTGCCGCTTAGGATGTTGTAGATCGTCCCCTTCGATAGCCCTGTCTCAGCGATGAGCCACGCGATTGTCCTGCCCTCGCGATGGAGTGCAGCGCGCAATCTCTTCGAAAGTGCCTGGTCCTGTGTATTCATGTTTAGGATTCTAAACTGTGCATGGGTGCATTAGGGTTGACTACGCGGTTCATTCCTCTATACTGCGGGCCCATGGAACTGACCAAACGAAACGTTCGAGAGGCGCTTGGGTTCCGGCTCGACCGCGAGCTGGCGGAGTTCTTCGGAGTAGGGAAGGCCGCGATCAGCCTTTGGCCTAAAGATGCGCCGATACCAGAACAGCGGCAGTGGCAGCTTCGTGCGCTGCGGCCTGACCTGTTCCCGCTGCCCACCGACGCGCGCGAGGCCGACTGATGCCATCCCTGTCCTCGATCCTCGATCGGCATCGCGGTTTCCGGAGTGAATTGTGAACGTCAGACATTCACAGCATAGCCCCGAAGGCCGCGAACCTTGCGTGTTCGCACCATCCCCATGCGCTTCTTGCGCACTCCGACCCGCGCCGTACAGCGTTGCGGCGCGGGCTTTCTTTTCGTTTTTGACGCTCGCCTCCATCGGCCTTCAGTTTGCCTTGGCGAGCCTGTCCCACGCAGTCCCACGCTGTGGGAATGGTTGGTAAAACATGCAAATCCCTTTGTTTTTCGACACTTACGAAGATGCGATCCGAGCGACAATCGATGCGCTCGGTGGGTTCAAGCGCGCCGGCAACATGTTGTGGCCGTCGATGCCAGTGGACGAGGCAGGACGAAAACTGGCGCACTCGCTGAACCCGGACAAGCGCGAGAAGCTGAGCTTCGCGGAGCTCGCAATGATCCGCCGCGAGGCGCGCAAGGTTGGCGTGCACATCCTCGCGCACTACGAAGCGCGTGACGCCGGATATACCGAGCCGCAGCCGCTGAATCCGGAAGACGAAGCCGCGCAACTGCAGCGTGAGTTCATCGCGGCAATGAAGAGCCTCCAATTGCTGGCCGCGAGGATCGACCACAACGCCGCGATGCGGGGTGTGGCATGACCGACAGCGGATGTGGCCGCATGACCTTCGCCGAGCTCAGATTCGCGGTCAATACGCTGCGGGCGCTGCGTGACATGCCGCCGAGTGACAACGCGCGCGAGGGGATGATTGCGGACGTGTCAGCGCGTCTTCTGGATGCGCGTGAGCGATCCGAGCGCGTCGAACTGTGGAACACACTGCGAATGCTGATCAACGGGCGCAGCGCGTCTCGCGTTGCGCGTATGGAGCGGGACAGGGGGCTTCGGTAATGGCGCGTATCAGGTCAATCAAGCCCGAGTTCCCCCAGTCGGAAAGCATGGGCCGCGTATCTCGCGACGCCCGTCTTCTTTTCATCCAAATCTGGACTATCTGCGACGATTCGGGGAGGACTCGCGCGGCCTCGCGAATGCTCGCGAGTCTTCTGTTCCCGTATGACGACGACGCTCCGAAGCTGATCGACGGGTGGCTAGGCGAGTTGGAGCGGGAAGGATGCATTGTCCGCTACCAGGTTGACGACGGGACATATCTAGAAGTTTGTAACTGGTTGAATCATCAGAAGATTGACAAGCCTAGCCGGTCGAAAATTCCTGCATTCGACGAATCCTCGCGAATCCTCGCGAATCCTCGCGAACGTTCGTCATTGGATCAAGGATCAAGGATCAAGGATCAAGGAAGGGAGGCGACGCCTGACGGCGCGCATTCCGCTGGCGGGAAACGCAAGCCAGCGACCACCATGCCGGACGGCGTAGACCCGCAGGTCTGGGCGGACTGGCTTGCCCTGCGAAAAGCGAAACGCGCGCCAGTCACGGAAACCGTGATTCGCGAAGCCGAGCGAGAGGCAAAGAAGGCCGGGATGACGCTGGAGGCATTCCTGCGGGTCTGGTGTTCACGCGGATCGCAGGGGCTGCAGGCGGATTGGCTGAGGCCAAACGAGAGGGCAGGGCCGGGAGCTCAATCCCGATTGAGTGAATCTCCCGCAGCTTCGAGGCCGCTATGACCGCAAAAATACCGCCGCATGCAATCGATGCCGAGCAAGCCGTTCTCGGCGGCGTGATGCTACGCCCGGAATCTCTGGAGGAGGCTGCGGCGATACTGACCGAGGACGATTTCTACCGCCGCGATCATCGCTTGCTGTGGCGAGCGATCTGCGATTTGGACGCGAAGGGCCAGCCGTTCGATGCGGTCACGATGGCCGATTGGATCGTGTCGAACAATCTCTCCGAATTGATCGGCGGCGTGCCCTACGTAATGGACCTGGCGAACAACACGCCGGGTGGGCGCAACGTTGCGATCTACGCGAGAATCGTTCGCGACAAGTCGATCCTGCGGAGAATGATCGATGTTGCTTGCGACGTTTCAGAGGGCGCGTACGCGCCTGGGGACAAGCAAGCGGGAGTTATTCTCGACGACGCCATCCGCGCATTGATGGCGCTCAATGCCGTCGAGGCTCGCCATGAGTTCACCGCTCGCGATGCAGCGAGGATCGCCGTAAACCGGCTGCATGAGGCCCACGAGGCTGGCGGGAAATTGCAGGGGATCACAACCGGTCTGGTCGATCTTGACGAAAAGTTGGGTGGATTCCATCCGAGCGATCTAATCGTGATCGGCGGACGTGCGGCAATGGGAAAGACCAGCTTCTTGCTCAATGCTATGCGTGCTGCGGCAAGCTCTGGCGCTCCTGTTGGACTTATTTCCGGCGAGCAGCCAGTGGATCAGGTCGCGATGCGAATTGCGTCTGCTGAGTCGAGAATCAGCGCGAAGCGTTTTCGCACTGCCGATTTCGATGAGGCCGAATGGACCCGCGTTATTGGCGGGATCACATCGTTTGGCGAGCTTCCTATTTTCATTCTCGACCGATCCGCTCCAACGCTCGCGGAGGTCGTCCGCGTCTCGCGCAGGTGGGTTCATCAGCACGGAATCAAAGCGCTGTACGTGGATTACCTGCAACGAATCGCTGGGGAGGGTGAGCGCAAGTTCGAGCAGGTTGGTTATGTAGCGCGGGGACTGAAAAACCTTGCTCGCGATCTGAATATCCCGGTCATCACGCTGGCGCAAGTTTCCAGGGCGGTTGAGGGTCGTTCATCGCAGAAACCGCGCATGGGGGACCTGAGCGACTCAAGCGAAATCGAGAAAGAGGCGGATCAGATTTTGATGCTGTTCCGTCCCGGCTATTACGACAACAGCGCCGATCAAGGAAAGGCAGAAATCGTTGTCGAGAAAAACCGGCACGGTCCGACCGGGTTCGTTGAGGTCGCATGGCTGCCGGAAACGATGGAGTTTGCGAATCTGACAAGAGATGCATGGGCGGCATGACGCCATCCGACGAGCGCGCGCTGTACGAAAACGATCACGCGGCATGGTGCCGCTACATGGCACCGAGGTGGATTGCGATGTGCGGGGACGATGCGGAGAGGAAACGCGATTGCTGGCGAATCGCATCGCCGGAAATGCGGGCTGAACTGAAACGATTGACGGAAATGGAGAAAAAACGGAAATGAAACTAACGATCAAGGTATCCCATCTTGTTGCTGCGCTGGCCGCTGTATCTGGCGCGGTAAAGAGTCGCGCATCTGTGCCGATCTACACGCACTATCTGTTCGACGCATCGGATCGGCTGACGATTCGCGGCTGCGATAGCCAGATGCAGTTGACCGCACATGCGGAGGCGGATGTATCCGAGCCGGGCGCAGTGTGCCTTCCGGACAAGATCGAGAGCATTGCGAAAGCGTTACCGAAAGACGCTTCCGTAACGATCGATTTGACCAACGGTCGCGCTCTCGTGAGGTGCGGCAAGAGCCGATTCACGATGAACACACTACCCGCGCACGAGTTCCCGACGATGGAGTGCGGTGGAGAGTTCGTCGAGATTGCCGCGCTTCCTGACATGCTCGAATGCGTTGCGCCCGCGATGGCGAGCAATGACGTTCGCTACTACCTGAACGGAGCGCTGCTGAAATCGGATGGCTCGAAGTTCGCTGCGGTCGCTACCGACGGGCATCGAATGCACGTTGCGGATTCTGAGTGCGGCGACGTTTTCGATGCGATCCTGCCGAGTAGGTCGGTAGCAGAAATCATGAAGGCAGGGTGCCGCCGCATCCGATTCGGGGATCGGATGGTGGAGGCCCATGGCGGCGGTGTGGAGATTGTGTCGAGGGTGATCGATGGTCAATTCCCCGACTACGAGGCGGCTATTCCTCCGCATGCGGATTCAGTCATCGTCGTCGGCGCGGATTCGTTCCGCGCGGCGGTGTCTCGCGCGCGTCTGTTGTTGGGAGAGCACGACGCAGTGAAATTGACCCCGGCCAATGGCGCGCTGGGGATCACCGCAGCATCGGACGGCGAGGATGCAAGCGAAGAAATCGACGCCCAATGCAGCGAGGGACAGTCGATAGGATTCAATGCCGAGTATCTGATAGACGCAGCCGGCGCGGTACGCGGGGCCAGCATCGAGATTCACACGCGCACGCCAAACGACTCGATTCTCGTCCGCGGCGTAGGCGTGGGCGGATTGCAGGCGGTCGTCATGCCGATGAGGGTCTGAAATGCGATCCGTAGCCGCAATCGCAATGATCGTTGCTGCATTGGCATCGCCTAGTGTTCCGCGTGCAACACGCGATGACGTGCAAAGTCAGGAATTACATGCCGCGTCCGTCGGCGTGCTGATCGTGCAGCGTGGATACGACGGGGCGGTCGAGTCGGCGGGCGGCGTCATCGCATGGCAGTACACGGGATCGTCGATGTACCTGGAATGGGCGGACACGACGAGTGACGGCATGTTTCGCAACGGGTTCGAGGGGGCGGAATGAGCCGAATGACTGCTGCGCAAAAGAAGGTGCGCGCCAAGCGTGCCCGCCGTCCTGTGTACATGACGGCGCGGAAGATGATCGATGCGGAAACCGGCGAGATCGTTGTCGCGTTCCGAGCATCAAATGAGATTGACGGCAGGCTGCTGCGCGAGCGAGGAATCAAAGTGGGGCACGAATACCGCCACGAGATCAAGCAGGCGCGTGAAGGATGGAAGCATCGGCTGATGCACAAGATCGGCGGGCTGTTGGTCGATAGCGTCGAGGGGTGGGAGACGTTCGACTCGCACGGCGCGATCAAGGAAGCGCAGGCAAGGTCCGGCGTGTGCTGCGACTCCGAGCGTTTCGTCATCGACCTCGGGCAATTCGGCCGGCACGAAGTAGAGCGCAGCATCCCGCGCAGCATGGCATTCGACGAGATGCCGGAAGATGAGTTCGAGCGCCTATTCGTTGGGGTTACGCAGTGGATCGCGGAGCAGTACTCGCACGTGATGCTGGACGACGTGCGGGACGAGTTCTGGCGAATGGCGAATCGGGAGGCGGCGTGAATGGAATCTACTGCAACTAGTTCGACGCCGGTGCCATGCGCGCACTGTGCGCAGCCATCTGTGAAGCAGGGGCCGTGCCATTCACACCTGAGTCGGTTGAAGCGATATGGCAATCCATTGGCCGTGAAAGTCAAGACCGCATCCGGGTTGGTTTTGGACACAACTGGGTTGCCCGTACGTTCTCGCCGCTCTCGCGCGGCGAAGGGGCGCGCGTGATGCGCCTGCGCGGATACGGCAACGCCATCGTGCCGCAACAGGCGGCTGAGTTCCTGCGCGCGCTGTTCGGATCGATCGAAACGATGAGGGTCGCAGCATGAAGCAATCGAAGATTCTTCCGCGCCGCGAGTTACTCGACGCGAAGCCAGTCTCGCGCAAGCCCAAGCGCAGGTCATTGCGCCGATCCGCGCGCGGCGTGCCGTGCATGTTGAACGTGGCGGGCGTGTGTATCGACCAACCGCCGCACGAAACAACCGTTCTCGCGCACTTCCGTTGGCTCGGCGAATGCGGCGTCGGGATCAAGCCACCAGACACGCAGGGCTGCCCCGCATGCGCTGCGTGCAATGCGTGGACGGATAGCCCGACTCCGGCGCAGGCGCGCGACAGGCTGCAATACGAGTGCGATCGCAATTTCTACGCGGCGCGGGCATTGGCTCGGCTGCGCAAACAGGAGGCATCGAGCGATGAGTGATTTCCCCGATGGAACCGTTCTGATCGAAATCCGCGAGATTTACGACGGATGGTCGATAGCGAAATTGCCGGACGGCACATATCGCAACCGATGGCCTGAGGATGACCCGCGGTATGAGAAAACGCAGCGGTGCATCGAAAACTGGAAAGCGCAGATTTCGGTGTTGCGAAAGGCGGTCGGCGCGGACGAGGAGGCAGCATGAAACTTGGTCGCATGGATAGCCGTAGCGCGAAGGGGCGCGCGGCATCGCTGCGCAAGACCGCCGCGAATCGGTATTTGATCGACGGGCGCTACGTGACGATGTTGGATGTTGCGAACGAGTGCGGGATCGGCCGAACTACAGCCGCGCATCGTCATCGGCGTCTCGTTGCCAATGGCGCAAAGATCACGATGGCGGCATTGCGGGGGAATGCGTGATGCGCGCAGGATCTAGCGAACGAAATGCGTTCTCCCGCGCGCTAGACGATGCCGAGCTGTCGGCCGCGCTCGCTGTGCGCAGTACGGTGCCGACTCGATGCGAATGCGGCGAGGTGGCGCCGTGACGATGCGCGGATCGCGCGAACGCAATGCCCGCGCTCGCTACCTCGAAGACGCGGCATTGCACGCCGCCATAATCGACGCATTCGCCGCCTCGCGAGCGGCGAACCGCGCTGCGGCCGAGGCAGATGCGTGGCTGCATGCGCTCCGCGCGGAGCGGCGGCGCAGGCGTAGCGCGCGCCATATAACTGCCGCAATCGAACTACTGGAGGCATGATGGAGATCATCGTGTACGGCACGCCAGCGCCACAGGGCAGCAAGCGGCACGTTGGTGGCGGCGTGATGGTCGAGTCGTCGAAGAAGGTCAAGCCGTGGCGTCAGGACGTGAAGTTCGCGGCGTTGCAGGCACGTGCTGGCGCGCAGCCAATCGACGATCCCGTCTGCATGCGCGTCGTATTCACGCTGCCGAAACCAGCAAGCGCTCCGAAGCGGAAGCGAACGTTTCCGAGCCGGAAGCCAGATATCGACAAGCTGCTGCGATCAACACTGGACGCGCTTACCGATGCGGGCATTTTTTCCGACGATGCGCGCGTGGTCGAGTTCACGCGGCTAGCGAAGGTGTTTCCTGGCGATGACGAAGAATCGCTGGATTCTCCCGGCGTTCGTATCGTTGTCGAGAGGATCGCTGCGTGAGCCTCCAGCGCATCAAGATCGCATTCAACGCGGCGCGCAGGCGCGGGCCGGTCGAGTGGGATTCGCTGCTTGCGGCGCTTATCGACGAGGCGGGCGGGACGACGTTGCACACATACGTGCCGTCGGTCGTGCGCGAGGACTCGGCGTTTCAGCTCGATCTATTCGAGTCTGCGCGCGAGCTAGGGATGACGATCCGGGAAATTGCGCAGTCTTCCGGGGTCGGGAAAAGCACCGTACATCGGGTTTTGTCCCACGCGCGTACTGGACGCGGGACAAGCGCATAAAGAGCATGTATCGAACGTGGCAGCACGTGGCGAGGCATGACGGAACAAGAGAAAACGCAAGAAACGTCCGGGGGCGACTGGACCCTTCGCGGCGTTGACATGGATGCGTTGTTCGCCGCATCGCCAATCAGCGATTGGGCTATTGACGCAGCGGCGCGAGCAGCGGCGCATTTCGATCCATCGTTTCCTGGGTGGGCGCTGTATCGGCGAATGGTGACCGGCGATGCGCTGATGGATCGGCAGTTGGAGGCATGGGCGATTCTGTGCGCCCGTGCGCTGGCTAGGTCCGAGAAGAGGAACGGCCGTCCGTACGTAGCGCCAAAGACGCGAGGAAAGCCGGGATGGATCGCGCAGGCTGGCAGGGACGCACTGGACTATGCGCTTTTCGGGAGGTTCCCGTGCGGCGTGTGCGAGCGAGCCGATCAGTTCGGCGTGTCGCAGATGACCTACCAAGCGATTCGCGATCCGATTGCCGGAGCCATCTGGTCCGCATCGCAAAACTACCGAGCGATCATACATTGCGAGTTTTGGCGTGCGAGATTGTCAGAAAAAATGGATGGGGCGGAAAGCTGTGGTAATGTAGTTGGGGCGAGGCCATTAATATGGCGGCCATCTACGCCACGTGTCGATGGCTAGCTACGACCTATGCCTACGATATATCCGGAACTTCGTCCGACTGAATTGTTCGACGAGCGCCGGACCTGAAAATACGGCCGCATTCGGGCGGCTGTCTTTGTGCCCGCACAGCCTCTGTCTACGCCGGAGGGCGTCGCAAACGTCACGCCAGAAACGGCGGGCAACCCAGCCTGCACCGAAGCGTCACGTTCGGGACGGCGGAAACGAATTTCAGCGGATGACTGCAATCTGAGGCTGACCCTTCCGGATGGGAAACCGGCAAAGCGGCGGCAATGCCTTGCAGGGCAACCGCGCCGGAGACGCAACCGGCATGAAGAACTCGCTCCGGCGAGCAGTTTCGCGGTGTACTCAACATCGTATCCGGCGGGGGCCGGAGAAACCCCGCCAGCCTATGGAACGCGGCGCGCCACGAGCTAGTCCAGTCGCGTAGGTCTGTCAAGGCTAAATAGTTGCGCCGGATGTCTAGTAACCGGCAATGATTCAAAAATGCTCCGTTATTCGGCATTTTCGTGCACGTATGAGCAGATGATGTGCATGCCCTATCTATTCGCCGATCCATTCCACGGCGCGGCGAATACCGCAAAGATTCTACGCAATTAACTGATTTTTTGCGTTGATTTCTGACATATGCGGCAGGCGCAAATCTATTCATCCGGTTCCGTAGCGCTATTTTTGGCTCAAAAATCAATCGTTTACGCTTTAATTTCGGCGGCATCGTCACATCACGGCCGCGTGGGGGAGACTCCTGCGGCGTGCTCGGGCGCATGAAAGCTCGGACGGTGAAGGCATGCGCAGGCCGTTCCGCCGACCTTCCCATGTCGATGTGTCGGACATGTCGTGCGGCATGTATTACACATAGCGCCCCGAGGGGCGGGAGTCATCATGCGGGACCAGATCACGTACACCGTTCGACCAGTGACGCGCTACGTCATCGTGCGGCATCACGTCCAGAACGGTCGCAATCTCGGGACGGTCGAGAGAGGCGAGTTCCATTGCGGCCGGATCGCGGAGGAAGTTGCGCAGACGTTGTGCGCAGGCGAGGCCGAATACCACAGTGATAGCGCTCTCGTGCAGTACGCTGGCGTGCGGGCATGATATTCCCGACGGATTCCGCAGGGCGCAAAACGTACCCTATATTCAGCGGGCTTGTGCAGTATTTCCCGAGCGCACTGGCTGAGGTTGCGCGGCACAGCTACATCGGGAACGAAAAACACAACCCCGGCGCTCCGTTGCATTGGGACCGCGCAAAGTCGCAGGACGAGGCGGATGCGCTGCTGCGTCACCTGATCGAGGGCGACTATGTTGGCGTAGCTTGGCGCGCGCTGGCGTTGCTGCAAAAGCATCTGGAAGCCAACGGCGCGCCGGTTGCGCCGGGAGCGCGTAACGCATGACGGTCACAGACGACGCGATCATCGCGGCATTGCGAGATCATGGGTCGAATCGCAAGGCGGCGAAGGCGCTCGGCATCAATACGCGCACGCTTGAACGCAGGCGTGCCCGTCTCGCGCTAAAGGGCTGGTCGCCCGAACACGGAATGACGCGGCACGTACCGGACGGTTTCAACGTCAATGGCGTGTCAACGCTGTATCGCGAAGATGGGACCATTGCGGCGCAATGGGTCAAGTCTTCCGCGGATGCCGAGCGGCGCGAGGCATTGATGCGTGAGGCGCTTGCCGCATTGTCTGAGTCGATTCCGCGCGCCAAGCCCGTTGCCGTCCCGGCTGCCGGGGATGAGGACCTGCTGAATTGCTTCGTCGTGACGGACTTCCACCTTGGCGCGCTGAGCTGGGCGCCGGAGACTGGCGCGGATTGGGATACCGATCTGGCTGAGCGAACGCTTGTCGAGTGGTTTAATCAGGCAATCGCGCAGGCACCGAAGGCCAAGACCGCGCTGCTGGCGCAGATTTCCGATTTGCTGCATTGGGACGGATTCGACGCCAAGACGCCAACGTCCGGGCATCTACTGGATGCCGACACGAGATTCCCGCGCCTCGTGCGCGTCGCGATTCGCGTGTTGCGGCAGGTAATCGAGATGCTGCTGCGGACGCACGAGCGTCTGCACATCATCATGGCCGACGCGAACCATGATCCTGTATCGCAGGTGTGGCTGCGCGAATGGCTCGCGATGTTCTACGAGAACGATCCTCGCGTGACGGTGGATACAAGCCCGTCCCCTTACAACGTGTACGAGTTCGGAAACGTGGCGATATTCACGCACCACGGCCACAAGCGGAACGTCGGCAACGTTGCTGAGGTATTCGCGGCGAAGTTCCGCGAGATTTTCGGGCGCACAAAATACGCCTACGCACACATGGGCCATCTGCACCACCTGGACGTGAAGGAAAACAACCTGATGGTTGTCGAGCAGCATCGCACGCTTGCGGCTGCTGACGCATACACGGCTCGCGGAGGCTGGCTTTCGGGTCGTGATGCGAAGTGCATCACCTATCACCGCCAATACGGAGAGGTTGGCCGCACGACGGTCAGTTTCGACATGGTGAAGGACAGGCTGGCAGCATGACGGTTATCGCGTACAAGGACGGCGTGATGGCCGCTGACACGATGATCGTTGGAGGCAATCAGAAGCTGCGTGCGCAGAAGCTGGTTCGCATGCCGGATGGTGGAGTAGCTGGCGGCGCAGGTAGATGGTCAACTGCGTACGCGATCCTGAAATTTATTGAGTCTGGCGGCGACGTATTCGATTCCGTCGCGTCGATTGATGCGGAGGACGCGCAGGTTTTGATCGCACGTCCGGACGGGTCATTGTGGCTGATTGATGGCGCTCTACCGGCGTACCCGTTGCTGGACGCAGAGGCATCGATCGGGTGCGGCTCGGATGCCGCACTGATGGCCATGAGCATGGGCGATAGCGCAGTCGAGGCTATCGCTCGCGTGACGCGGCAGGATGTGATGTGCGGCGATCCAGTTCAGTCGATGCAGATTGCGCAGGCTGAGTTCCCGGATGTTGTTACGCACGAGGCCGTGGACGACAAGCCGCGCAGGAAGCGCAAGTCGTAGTATCACTGCGACTCGGGATAATTTTCCAATCAACTTCGATAACTGTTCAATCAGCCGCCCCCGGGCGGTTTTTTACTGCCCGGAGTTACGCATGATCGACACGACAGCGCATGATGCTGCGATTGCGACCGTAGCAAACAAGATCACGCTTGGCGGCGGATCTGCTGCGTTGATCGGCGGAGTGACGGCAAACGATCTATTGACGCTTGTTGGCGCGCTTGCCGCGGTTAGCGGTGCGCTTGTCAATTGGTACTACCGACGCCGCGCGGATCGGCGCGACCGCGAATTGCACGAAGCGCAGCTTGCGGAAATTCGCAAGCGCACGCAGGAAAAATGAAAGCGCGATTAGCTGCCGTTGCGCTTGTTGCTGCGGTCGGCGCGGCATCGGTCGGTTATCTGCAGTTGACATCCGATCACGTAGCCGCGTTCGAGGGTATTCGGCATACCGCGTATCAAGACAGCGCAGGCGTATGGACGATCTGCTACGGACACACGCGCGGCGTCCATGCTGGCATGCGTGCGACGCAGGCGCAGTGCGATGCGTGGCTGCTGGAGGATCTGGCCGAGGCTGATGCAATCGTGGACCGCTGCATGCCTGACACGATGGGCGCGAGTCGTCGCGCTGCGTTTATTTCGTTTGCGTACAACGTAGGTCCGGGCGCTGAGGGCGTAAAAGACGGGCTGTGCGTGCTGCGCAACGGCAACAAGCCCTACATCCGGCGCATGTCCGAGCAGGGTCGATGGCAAGAGGCATGTGACGGATTGCTTGCGTGGACGAAAGCGGGGGGAGTCGAACTGCGCGGGCTCGTCAAACGCAGGCATTCCGAGCGAGCATTGTGTCTCGCTATCGATTTCGGAAACGTGCGCAGCGGCGTTGCGCATTCGGCAGAACACTAAAAGTCGAACATTTAGTTTCGACTTCTGGAGAGTGGAAATGCGAAAGATCATCTCAATCGTGATGCTGCTGTCGCTCGCAGGCTGCGTCGCATCGGCATCGCCTGCATTTGCTGGCACGTACCCGCTGCAAAAATCCCACTCGGGATTGTGGGCGGACGAGAGCAATATCACTGGATCGTTTGACATTCAGGTGATCGGCGACCCGGGCCACACTTGGGCATGGGCGACGTATTTCGCGACGACGCACGAGTACGACACGCCAGCGCAGTGGCTCGTCGCATACCCGAATTGGGTAGGAACGTTCCCAGAATCGGCACCGTTGTATCGCGCAGTTCGTGGTGCTGGCGTAGAGCTGGTGCAGGCTGGTACGGTCGAGTTCACGCCGCTGGCATGCGACGCATTGAACGCGCGCGTTGTGTTATGGAATAGCGTCACGAACGTAGAGATCGAGTACACGTTGCGCCCGCTGCTGCTGACGAGCGATGCAGCATGCGTGACGTGCGACGGGTTCAGCCCGCCGCTTGCGGAGTGCATCGAGTGATCGCGTTCCTGTTCGGGCTGTGCGTTGGTGCGCTCGGAGCTGCGTACGTCGTGCGGTCGAGGGGCGAGTGACGGATGCGAGCCTATGCGTATGCCATCGCTCTATGTGCTGCACTCGCGGCCCTTTGGTACGCGTACTCGCAGGGGAAAGATGCAGGTCGGTCGGAGTGCGAGGCTCGCATTGCCGCTGCGGCTGAGGCGGCGCGCGAGGCAGAACGCCAGCGCGACGCAATCGCAGCGCAGGCCGGAATCGACATGCTCGACTACCTGAGCCGCATGCAGGAAACGCAGGAGAAGACGACGCATGAAACGATCGAGCGCATCCGCACGGTCTATCGCGATCGCCCTGTGCCTGCTGATTGCATCTGGCCTGACGGCATGCAAGCGGAGCTCGACGCGGCCGTACGTCGCGCCAACGCCGCCGCGCGTTGACTGCGACGCGCCGGCGGTCGGCCAGCTCCCGCCCGT